GTGTTCACTGAAAACCCAGTATCGTTGCCACTGTAATCACGGTTAAACACGAGATCGAGTTCGTGATGCTTAAAGACAACCTTGCCCCATTCATGACCATTGGTACGAAGTGACTTGTAACGGGCTATCACAGTTTTCATCACCGACTGCGCCATTTGGCTTTTAAGACCAAACAGGGTGCGAAGTTCTTGGTAGTGGAGGTTGTTTAAACTAGGTTGGGATAAGTTAAAGGTTGTAAATACATGACCTGATAACCAGTTACTAGCATGTTTATAAGCGTCAAGCGTCCGTTCAAGCAAGGTGGCTTGATCACGGTCAACGTACACTTGGATTTTGGCAGTTACAGTGGTCATAGGGATTATCTTTTGGTTTCACTTACTATATACTATTATCAACCTAGTGAATAGTCAACACACTTCCTCACCGACCTAAAGGTACGGTGTTTCTGTGTGTGAGGAGATTTTGATGAAAGCATGGTGATATTTTATCATTTTTTTGTGTTTCTGGCTTGCGGTTAGCGTGATGGTGTGTAATAGTTAAATACAACGAAGCGATACTGATTGGAGATACAAAAATGGCTACTTTTTATTGTGTTGGTTTTCCTGATTTAGACCGAGCATGGAATTTTCATGGTCATGTGCAAAATCATGAAGTTTATCTCTCAAAGGCCGATGCCGAAAAGGCAAATGAAGGAATGGTAACTATGGTGCATGAGTTTTATGTGAGCGATGCGCTGTTTGATGTAACGATTGCAAGGCTGCGTGATATGCGTGAGCGATTCATTGATTCGTTAAAAAACTAAGCCCCTTTCGGGGCTTATGTTACTTAACTGTATTTAGAACTGAAAACTCGGAGCTGTACTTGATAACATCATCATGAGCGGAGGTAATGGTACATTTTGTACCCATAACAAAGTGATATCGAGTGCCGGTAACTGGCGATACTTCTTTCAACCACATATAAGGCTCAGAGCCCTGAGTGGTTGCGTCAGGGTAGTTGATCGCCAATTCCAAATCTTTTACGTTGTATGCGTCCTCGTCATATGCGACACCATCAATTTTGATTGATGACTCAACAAATGTAACAAGTGATTGTTTTTTATAGTCTGGAGAGTCAGCGGTGGTTGCATCAGCGGTAGTCCATGATGAATCATTTTCCTTTCCGCGAGTTGCGCCGATATACGACCACGTTAAAGCAGCAAGCTCCACGAGTGTTTTGCTATTTGCTGAACCAAGTGCTGGTGAAAAGCTGTATGCCGTTTTTCGGCCCACATGTGCAGTCATTTGTTATACCTCAAAAAGTTTGTAATATTACGCTTCGATTTTACCACACTAAGCAGCGGATGTTAATTTGACAGTACGGCCGTCCATCCGTCGTGCGCTCGCTTAGCGTGATGTCATTTGTTACTTCAAATAATGCCACATTACCTTGGCTGAATGTTGCGCTATCCGGTGATAGCTTTTTAACAATAGCATCTGCCGCATTCACTACATAAGCAGCCAATTCGTTGATCTGGCCAATTAGTAGAATGCGAACAAATGGCTGTCTGATTGATGCGTTACCGCCGCCGTCTGGCAACAAAGCCATATATCGCTCAGTTGCTGTTGTTGTGCTTTTCAGCTCATACGGCTGGACTATAAAGCCAGTAGTTAGGTTTTGCGCAACAAGGAAATCTTTCAGGTCTGCAATGTGGTTGCTCATAGTACCGCCTTCATTACTGCCAACATTTCATCGCGACTTTCTTTTGCTGATTCAGTTAGCCAGTGGTCAATTGCAGAAGGCCGCTTCCAATTTACACCGACTTTGGCATTAACCGCTGCGGCGTAATCTTGGTGGAATTTAAGGATGGATACCACTTTCATGGCGCCTAACGCTTTCGTCTCAATGGTGCGGTTATTGGCTAGCGCGCTGGTATCGATGGGGATATTGGTTGCCTGATAACCATCCAGTACGGTAGCGCCTGCGTAGGTCATGCGCGCCATTTTTGTTTGAATGTCAGACAAAATAGCAGGCATGTTGTTAATTACTTTCACCGCTGTAATAGCCATCACACAAACACCTTATACAAGTCAGACGAATCAACAGCAGACGCCGGGATATGTCCAACGCCAATCACTGGCGTCACCGCAACCTGTAGAGGCTCCGCTTCTGTTGTCGTGCCGATATGAATTAAATCGCCAACTGATACGCCTTGCAGATAAGGACTAAAGAATGTTGCGGTTGATACCACCTCTTGCCCTTGTGCGTTGCGTATCATCTTGTAATCTTGCTTATACCAGCATTTAACGGATACAGGAGCTGAATAAGTGGTAACACCTGACCACTCGTCAACACCTGATGTTTTCCAGTATGTGCAAGTTTCGGTTAGGAAGTCTTCTGCTAGAAAGTCCATTATTTACGCACCGCTTCGACTTCGCATGTGATTAACCTTTTAAATAGCCACATCGGCACATTCACACGAAGTAAAACAAACGGAAGCATGACGTATGCCGCAAACGGTTTAACTTTGATATTCATAACAAGATTGCACATAGCCATGATATTAATCCTCGCACTGCCCTGACGTTACCGCCATAAATCCGAAACCAGTTCCGCTCGATGGAATCAACGAACTTACAACACCTTCACTGTCTGCTGTTTCAATTGCTGATTCAAGCCAGTCGTATGTGCTATCAAGAGATTCGTAGTTGTACGACTTTGACATCACATCTAAGCTCTTTGATGATTCACGGCGGACGCCGTTAATCGACAGCATAGCGCACAGATACAACTTAATCAGACTAATCTTCGTGTCTGTATACCCCGCTAAATAAAAATCTGAATCAAAAGAATCAGCAGTTTCAATGAACGCGGCGCTCTCGATGTCTGTTAGTGATTCGAATCCGAGTTTCTTTACGAATGCAGCTAATTCTGTGTTAGTTATCGTCGCCGTCATTTACAATTTCCTTTCGCTTGATGAAGTTATTGCGGATGTACACCGCCAGCCTCAGTCCACGTTCTACCGCGAAAAACACGCCGCCGATTGCTGAGGTTATCAGCACTACATTATCCCACGGGATAGCCATGTACCATGACGTGCCAGCCACCATGGTTGTAACTGCGCCAATCTTCGGGCTTGCGTTATCTACCAACCTTCCGATGGGCGAATCAAGCGCCGCAGAAATTTTGTCCATCGCTGTCTCATTCATAATTTTTGTTACTCATAATTTTACCATAAAAACAAGGAGTTGTTTTATCCCGTAAATTATTGTTTTTATTAACTCAATTTTAACATAGTTTTATGATGTCGCGACACTGGATGGAATTTCTGCAAAACCCGCCGAAGCGGGTTAGTTGATCCAATTGAAATAGGTAGCGAATGTGAAGCTAGGTGTAGTTCCACCAATAGTGTAATACATTCTTAATGTGCGTGGTAACGGTAACGACACTGCCGAGTTAGCGACCTCAGTAACTCCAGGGTAAACGACTAAGGTTGTCTGTCCTGTCGCTGAGATTGTTGCAGTTACCGGTTTTGCCGTGTAGTCAATCCAAGTGGTACCGCCATCGGGAGAGTATTGCAATTTTGCTACTAGTGTTGGAGTGGTGCCAGATGCTGCAGTAACGTTGATGGTGATGACGGCGCCACGGGCGTTGTAGTTAGTTACTGTAGCACCCGCTACTGTTGCAGTACGTGCCGCAGATGAGTCAGCAGTGGTGACAAAGTTATTTCTCGCTCTATCCCATGTTGAGTTGTTGTACAACATCCCATCCGCACCTTCATGCGTGATAGTTGGGTTGGCGTATCCGTCAGCAGCGGCAGCAGCCGCTGGAAACTTAGCATCAATAATAGGCGCTTGCCCTGCTGAGTTAATAGCTAATGTATTGACGCCTGTTGCATCTTGAATTAATGCCATTATTCTAATCCCCTAATTTTGAACCCGATACATGATCGTTTTCTGGTTGTTTACCCGACCGTTGTTTCTGGTTGAAATTGCAACCTTGAAAGATCCAGTTGTTATGGAGCTAGGTATTACGCGCACATCCAAATAATCAAACTCCGCATCATCCTCAAATTCTTTCTGTGCGGCATTTGTTATCGGTGAATACCACGCTTCAACTTTTGATGATGAAACGACATCAGCATCAGATATGGTAATAACCAGTGGTTTTATTAACCTAACACCCATCACGCCAATTTGAATCGAATACTGCACTGTTTTGTGCGTCACCCATGAAACCGCATAGTCTGTGCCAGATGATTTAGATAAAACCTGACCCGAGCTACCACCAGAAGGTAGCAACCTAGGTATAACAGAATCACGCAAATAATTAGCGATGCGCGTTGTAAGCAGTGATATTCTTGCGGATAAATCCATATTCAGACCAGCCCGCTGTTAAACGTAGTCACTAAATCCGTGTCAGGCTCACCAATACCTAAGTTAGCACATGCTTGTGTTTTCTGTTCCGTGGTCAATGTTTGCACGGCATCGAATCGTAGGCGATAACCAAGCGCGGTTGTGATAGTTGATGCGAAGTTGGCATCGTTGCCCAGTGCAGCAGCAAGCTCCGATAGCGTATCAAGTGCCGCAGCAGCGCCGTTAGTCAGCGCGTTTTTCGCCGCCGTGATTTCAGACGCCACTTTGCTTGACGACCAAACTTGTGTGGTAGATGACGTGCTGTCGCTGATAGTGATTGGTGTACCAAGCGCATCTAAAGCTGTTTTTAGTTCGTTTATTGCAGCAACAAGTGACGCTTTTTGTGTGGTTGTTAACGCCGACAAGTCACACCATTCGCATTAATTAGTGTGCGTAGTGATTTACACTCTGTCGCCATTCGAGTGGCTAAATCTGTGATACGCGCTTGTAACGTTGACATTGTTTAACCCTCAAATAAGTTTGTTGTCGAAAATAAGCGTAAAATCTGGAAGGTCATCACCTTGGTACTCTGGTCCTTGTGGGCCAATATCTCCCTTTGGGCCGACAATCCCAGTGTTAACAGTGGTGACTATTGCTGATCCGTCACCTTGGCCGATCAGCGTTACTGTTTGGTTCCCATAAGCGATGCTGGTAGAGATCTGATAAACAGGAGAAATAGTCGTTACGATACTCATAATGTAACATCCTGAACTGTCGTAATATTGAATGTTTCAGTGCTTATCACAATTCCAGCGTCAGTTGTGTATTGAATATCACATTGCAGCACACCAATCGGCCAACTTGCAGTTGAGCCTTGCAGTGTGAATGAATCGCTTGATTTTGTAACAGTCAGATTTGAAACCGGTCTAGGCCCAAATTTTACAGTAGATTTGATCTGCCAGTTTTGCAGGCTTTGCGGCAGTGAATTACTAGCCACGCTGCATTGCAAAAACAGAGTGTCGCCTCGTTTGATTGTTATGTTAGACATTGCTACTGCCACCTCCGTTTTATTCATTGCATTCGATGCAGTCTGGATGCACAAAACGCACTCCGCCTGCTACATAATCCACGATCACATTATATGGTACATCATCAATTAACACTGATATTTCGTCATGCCAGTTAATGAAGTTTTCAATGCCATATTCTGACAGTTTATCGCAAGCTGATTTGATCAGTCCGTTACCGTCGAGCGAGAGCATTTTGTTTGAGTCTAGCAGGATAAGCATTAGCGCTGCTCCCAGATCATTTCTGTGTGGCCGCTGGTTGCTTCGTTAGTCACGATCGGATTGTAGATGTACCACAAAACTGTGCCAGCAGGCCATCCTATGCGGATTTCAGACGCTGAATATTCCGAGCCATTTATCGCCTCACTTATTCAGATTCCGCCGTTTCTTCTGTAGTCTCAACGACTGCGAGTTTATCAGCGCTTGCTTTGCGTTTACGTTTAGCGGGTACGGCTGATCCTGTTAGCTCTGATTGATCTTTGGCTGCTTCATGTTGCTTCACCCTCAATTGTGCTTGTTGCTCCAGCGTCAAAATAGCGCCGCCTTCAAACCCTTCATTATTTAACGCCATATTCCACCTACAAAAAAGCCCTATTGCTAGGGCTAATATTAACACGCTTTATCAGTTATGCACAAAGAATGCAAGTTTGATATTTTCGCGCAGGAACTTGCGTTCCCAGTTGGCAGCCAGGGCCACTTCGGCAACACTTGGTGATCCACCGGCAACAGTGGTTTCAGTCCAGTTGTAGCCTTCTGGCTGAATGATCCACTGTTTGCGCTCAACCAGCGTTTCAACTCCTGCGCCATTACCTGCCAATTCATCGTACTCAGTAGCAACTGGACGTGCTGGCAATGCCATGCCATAGCCGATACAGCCAGCGCCATAAAGTACTGACACATAACGAGAGCCAGAAGTAGTACCGGCAATAACTGGCAGCTTCTTATCAACTATAACGCGCTTGCCGTTGTAGAACGGAATTAATAGTCCGGTTTCTGAGTCTTGAATGAAGTCGATCTGATTCTCTTTGCGCATTTGCGCCAAGGTCATCGGATGTACGCCCATCAAAGTAAGTTTGTCGTCAGACTCGCCCATTGTCGCTACAGCATCAACAAAGCCTTCAAAATTGAATTTGTTTGCCGCTGTTGCATTGGCGCCGTCTTGGGTTGAGATATCTTTGATCATGTCGCTTGAGTTTGCGGCGATATTGTCAAGATAAATGCCAAGCACGGTTTTTTGTACCCGCTCTGCAAAACGCTCATCCCAGTAAGCTGCGGTGCGTGTTGCGATCTGTCGCATTGGGTCTTCTGTGCCCATGACGGACGCGACAAGGTTCGCAGTCTGCCATGCGTTGTTCAGGTGAACACGGCGAGCTGTGTGCTTGTCTGTAGTGATTTTTTGCGGAGTTGCGTGAACAGCTGGATCATCTGATGACAAGTTTTCACTTGTAGCGTCCAGATCCTTCCAGTATGGAATTGTAGTTAAATCACCTTCACCAGCTGCGCGTTGCTGCAACTGAGCGTTAGTAACTGCCGCACCAGATGCGATAAACGCATTTTTAGCTGTGCGGTCTTCTTGCATGTAAGACAAGTAGACATCATTGTCCCACTGCACATCAGATAAACGAACGGTAGCCATTTTTTACCTCTACTTAGATAATTGTCGCTTAAAGCCTTCTGGATCTCGTTTCTTGAATTCGATCCGCTCGGCTTCAGTCATATCAGATAATTTCTTTCCGGCACCGCCGTTCTTGCCGCCGGCAGCACCGCCGCCATTAGCTCCACTCGATTTACAGATATTTGCGTATTCTTCAAGCAGCATTTTCATCACCGCTTGCTTATCAACCTCAATGCCGCCGATCTCGTACTTAATCTTTCCAGCATCAATGCTGATGTAATCTTTTGCTTCGCGGGTAAGCAGCTTAACAGACGACTCTTTGTCACCAAGTGCTGCCGCAATTTCCAATGCCGCGCTATGGATCTTTTCTTTGTTAGTTGCTGCTTTCTCAGCTTCCCAGTCTTCTTTCATCTTTTGAGCTGCTGATTTTTCGCGCTCGTAAAGCTCTTTAAATTCGCTCTTTTCACGAAGGCGCACTTCTTCTGCTTCTGCCTTTTCGCGCTCAAGTTGATCTGCGCGAGCCTTTGCTGCTTTACGCTCTTCGCGCTCCCGCTGCAATGCGCCTTTCAACTCATCTGCTGGGTCAATGCCTGACACGTCAAGTCGGAATTTACCGTTGTGCTCTTTGTATAAGGTTTTAACGGATTCTTCTAATCCATCCAGCGAATCAATTTCAAAAGCTAAAGCCATTTGATACCCCGTATCATCAATTAACAAGCACCGCTTGCACTGTCGATATGATAGCCCAAACCTATTGATAATGGAAAGTTTAATTGATAAAGACTATTGACAGGTGAAGGGCAATAAAAAACCAGCCGGAGCGGGGTGGTGTTTGCTAGGTAAGTTAGTCGGCGATGAAGTATTTTGTATCTGTTATTTTATCGTCAGACATAAAATCATCAATTGTCTCTTGCTGTATCTTAATATCCAGTGTTGACGACATTAAAGACCCACAAAGCCAGTACATGACATCAGATAACACCTCTCCGTCAAACTGCCAAACTACCACAAAATGCCCGCTTGTTGGCATTTCATCTACTTGTTTCATTTTTCAACCTTATTAATGAATCAGATAAATTACATAGGCGGTAAAAATACCCACACAATAGCAAAACAATCCATAAAAAAGAACTGGAAGCACTGGTGATTTAAAATCAAGGTTAATTTTCATAACATCACCACCAGCAATCCAAATACAACGACGCACAAGGCCGCACACGCGCCAGCTTTAATGGCATCGCTTGCCGATTCTTCATTTTGTTTCTTTGTTCGATTAACGTAGTCTATGATCATTTTTTATCTCACTCCATAAAACAGGCTTGCAGGCCATTAGAATAATCTCTGCCGTTGTGTAAACAGTTGGCAGTCTTGGATCGCTGGCCCATTTAATGTTTTTGCGTTGCTGTGCTGGTTTGGTTGCCATCAATACAGACTCAGGGTTGATTCTTTGGCAACCACCGTGGAAACAACGCTCTCGACGACGTGATCCGCGTAGACGAGCATGGCCGCAAGTGGCATCAGGAAGAAGTACGCAAACCTGCATACCCGAAGCCCCGTGGCCGGCGTGTCCTGAAATACATGGACACCGGAGTGCGCACAGAAACAGTGCAACAGGGCGAGTACGTCGAAACCTTCGAAGTCTCGGGCAACGAAGCGTCACGCCCCGCCGAGGTGAAGATCACGCTTCCCTCCTACCAGGTCGGCATCTACACCGACCCACGATTCCCGTTCAAGATTCACTGCTACGACGGACGGGAGGGTTTCGATTTCCAAGAAGTCCAGACCTACTTCGGAGGCAGCGCCCTGGTGCCTGACTCTTGCAAGCGCATCTACATCGAGAACGATCTCTGCTACGACATCCGTTCAGTCATCCGCACCATCCAAGCCGAGCACCGCCACCTCCAACTGACAGGGAAGATCAAGTGACCGAGAACACTCAAGAAGCCGAGCTCACCGTCGAGGACATTCTCGGCGAGACCCCGGAGTACCACTCGATCCTGCAGGTCTGGCAGGAAGTCCTGGCCGCGTCGAAGAACGTGCGGCAGGAACGCATCACCCCACAGTGGGCGCTGCGCGTCGTGACCTCCCACCCCGAGGTGACGTTCTCCGACATGAAGGACTACCGCGACCTGTACTACCAGTCGATCGACGAACTGGCCGAGGCGCTGCAGGTCGAGATCGAGACCGACGATGAGTGCCTGAACGCCGCCAGCCCTGAGGAAGACGCCGAGCAGAACACCTTCCACT